ACCCACAGAGCTTTTCCACTAGCCCTTTATTGGCGTAATCGGTCTTATCTGGAAGGGCCTTTAATTGCCACTCAGGCTCGTTTATAGCCCCTAAGTCGAACTGATATACCCCTTGTGGGGTGGAGTTGATATAAAGCGTCCTAGCGCCCGTCCTAGCCCTTATTTCGGCCAGATAATCCCACTTCTTCTTCTCAATCAGTAAAGTGGGGTAATGGGTGCGACGGCACTTCATCTCAATATAGGAATCGCTAGTGATGCCGTCGTGGCGGTCGGTCGGTGAGACTGGCGTTAAGTCCGGATAAACCGACTTAAGCGCCTCAAATAGTTCCACCTCGCGCAGGTAAATTAGTCGTCCTCTTCCCAATCATCGAGCGGATTCTTTATTGGGTCGCTCGGATCAACAATCCAATCGGGATATGAACTTCTGTCCATTGCAAAGGCTAGAGCTGTGCCTTCGTCCATTCCGGCTTTGCGGCAAGCGTCATAAATTTCTTTGGCGGCAATAGCCCAGAAATCCAGTTTGGTAAGAATTGGCTCCTTCGTCGTTTTGCGACGTTTAGCCACCTTCTTGACTGGCTTCTTAACGCGTTTTCTTGTTGCCACTTCTAGCCACCTTTGCTGAGAGGGCTAATTCTAACTGAGACTCCATCTTGTCGAGGCGCGACACAATGGGGATATTTTCTAATTTAATTATGTAACGCAGTCCAGCGATAAGCAGGGCGATTGATCCGAGAACCGAAGCTACGAATCCAGCAATCGTATTTGCGTCCATTACCGAACTCGCCCGTAACGCTCGTAATTAGGGTTAAGCCAGTTGATAATGCTAGGCAAGACTGATACCAGAGCTGCATTTGCAATTGCATCGACATCCCAGCCGACCGCTAGGTAAGTCGCTAGGGCTGTTGCTAGAAACGTCTTGACCCAGCTTTCCGCCATCTTCTTTAAGTCGCTCATTTCTGTCTCCTTCGAGGTCGAACCATTTTCCGTCATTGTCTCCCAGAGTTGTAAAACTAATATGAAAATGCGAGCGGTGAGGGTTAGCACCTTTGTATTTGCGGCGCTTCCATCCCAATATCGGACTCATAATCTTTCCGTCATAAATAATGTATTTAATGCGCTTGTCGCCGCGCTTGGCACACTTACGAATTTTTTCAACTAAGGCGTAAGTCTCTTCAGGGTGCGCGTTGAGATTGGCGTCAATATCTATAGCTCTAACAATTCCATTTCTCGGGATATGATCCGAAGAAGGATTCGTTGCGTAATGCCGAGCATCAGCCGCAACGCCATCGCTGCGCCTATCGCGATCAGGATAATCATCGTCTATTTGCTCCCTTAATTGCTGACCGGCTTTGCAGAGCCTAGCCAAGCAACACCGCAGCTTCTTCGGCAGTCAAGCCTAGTTTTGCTAGAACTGCTTCTTTGGCTTTGATACGCGCTTCTTCTTGTTCGCGCTCGGTTTTGGCATCTGCTTGATCTATTTTGTATTGAGCCAATTCCTGCGCGTTCATTTCGCGTTCGATTTCTTCGCCTGTTTCAGCGTTGACGATTTTGATAATTGGATTGCTCATTAGTTCACTCCATATAGATACGCTGTGCCGCCGTCAATTGTTCCTGATGCAATTCCGACAGTTATCGAAGTGATTGCCGCAGAATTGTTATAGACACCGCCGGTGTGCTGACTTTGTGTCCAAGTATTTGATTTCTGTGAGTTTGAATCCACATCAAAGAAAACTCCACCAGTCGTGGTATAGCGATAAAGGTTGATAACTGCGCGACCTTTGTTTTTGTTGTTATCTCCTGTGCCAGTCAAATAAATGATATTTGCTCTTGTTGTACCAGCTCGACCAGAAGTATAATTAACTAATCCAATTGTGCCGTTGTCATCTCGAGAGTAATAACCATTCCACCAATAATTTGTTCCGGAATCGCTGTTAAATCTTAAAAAGACTGTATCGCCTGTTCCATTGTCAATAAGATTATCCACAATGAGCATAAGATTTTTGTATGAGCCGCTGATCGAGCTGATAGTAGTTGAAGTGCCTGAAAGTGTCGTTGTGCTAAGTAAAGTCAATCCACCAGCACTAGCCGAAGACCATTTCAAGCCCGTAGCGGTTGTCGAATCGGCAGTCAAATATTGACCATCAGTTCCGACTGCCAATCGAGCAGGAGTGTCAGCTGCGGTTGCCGTTATTAAATCGCCTTTAGCATCAACAATTGCATTTTGAATTGCGTTCGCGTCGTCGCTAGTAACCCAAGTAAAATCCAAATCAGTATTGCTGTTTTTACTTAAGACTTGACCGGTTGTGCCACCTTTAAGATCAAGTAATGAAGCATCTATCCCATTACCTAAAGTCCTGATGGCTGACGCGCCATCTTTGACTAAATCAGTATCAGCTGGGGTTGTCCAGCCAAAGTTCGTTGTTGTTGGCATTAGTTCTCCTTAGGCGACGATTGTAGCGTTAAGCCAGTCCAAAGTGGGGTTAATGGTATTCCAAGTCTCTGTGACCGGAACGGAATTCCAGCGCATTGCCTGAAGCGAATAAGCCAAAGGCGAGACAGTCAGAGTTACATTGAGCGAATTCAAGTTAGCAGTAAAAGTCCATCCTTCGACAAATCCTTGAAAGCTGCCCTCGACCATATTGGTTGGCAGATTGTTGATATTGACCGGCATACCCATAAATACGCCGAGAAGCGAGTTTCGATCAGAATCGTCAATTTCTGGGTTGCCTAGAGCGAAGGTAATTTGCCGCATTTCATATTGAGGATAAGCGCGAATAAGTAAGTAGAACGCGGCTTGAGCTTCTGCGTCAGCCTGATGTCTCAAGGTCGTTGAAATACGCGAAGCAAGTTCTCCATATAGGACGATCGAGGCGGCATCAGAATCGGTTACTTCTGAGGAACCATCAGCGCCATAACCAATAGTCACAGAATTGCGAATATCGCCAGCTCGTTTTGCGATCTGGAGGTTTGGGCCGATTGCGTGATTTCCGTCTAAATCAACATAACCATTGGCGGCCAAATAAGTCGCTCTGTGGGTTGAGTCGGCGTAGCCGATTCGACCTTGAGCATCTTCATAAATATAACCAAGACCTGACCGAGCAGCGGCGGCGACAAGATTGTAGATAGTATCGCTCACCCCAGTCTGGCTGTGAAGTTCATAATCTCCCGGAACGTCTATCTCTCCATAACCGGCATTTTCAGCATTGAGCCAGTCAATTGTCGGATCATAGGTTGCCCACGTCGTTGTGCCTTGAACATCGTTCCAAGTTTTGTAGAGAACATCATCAAGGAGTCCAGCAATTCGAGTGCCATCAAATTCGTGGGCTAGGTTTCCTGAGAATATCGTTCTATTGAGTCGGGCTAAAGCGCCAACGGCAATAATTTGGATTCTTTGAGTCAAAGCCGATGAACCAGAATTCTGAACGATAATATTGACGTCAGTTATAAAGCCGCCAAAAAGATAGACATAAGTGCCCGACGCGTTTGTGACCTCTATCGTCACCGAATCGTTTATATCGTAAGTTATGTCAGTTTCATTTGTTTCTAATAAGGTTAGATTGCAATAACCAGCGAGGGCTTGAGAGTAAATATCGGTGCGGCCCGAAGTGATATTTAATCCCCCGAGAGTAGCTCCGGTGACTGTTACGCCATTGACTTTAACTCGGTAAGTCGGAGTCCATATAGTCATTATGCCGTTATACCGCCCAAGAGTGCGGCCGCGCCGCCACCATTACGAGCATTGGATTCATTAAGCGCATCTACGACAGCTCTGCTAAATCCCTCGCGATCAATAACAGAAGGAGATAATACGTTGATTGTAAGTCCGGTTGAGGATTCTGTAGCACCAGATTTTCTAGCTTCGATTCTCGCTCGAATTTCTGCTGTCTTGCTCTTTAATTCTTTAGTTCTGGCGACAGCATCTAAGTAGGCCTGTGAAGGAGTAAAAGGCTGATTGGGGACGAAGGGATTGGATGAGACGACAACTCTTCTTGTGTCGCCGGTATCTTCCTCAAATCCAGTCCTAACAAAATTACTATTACTGAAAGGATTGGCGCTACCTAGCCATTTACTCAAAGGGTTATTCTTTAGGAAATCCACAAATTGCTTATATTTATCATAAAGGCTTTGGAAGAAATTAACAGCTCGTCCGACAATATTGACTAAAGTGGTTACTGAACTAACTAGACCGGTAAAGGCTAGCTTAAGACCAGCGTTCATAAAGGGAACTAAGAAATCTTTGACAAAGTTCCATAACGCCTTAAATTCCTCTTTGTTGTTTTCAATTGCTGTCGTCAAAGGTTTGATTTTGTCTTTGACAGTATCAACGATTGGCCCGACATTATCGGTGAAGTATGTGACGAGATTAGTAAGTATTGGCAAGAGTCGAGCGCCAATGGATTCCTTTGCTTCATCGAAGGCAACTTGCAGTCTCTGTAAGCGTCCTTGAAACGTGTCGGCTTGAGTTGTGGCCTGACCGCCGAAGGTGTCAGATAATTTCTTAGTGACTTCTTCGAAAGTCATTGACTTCAATTCAGCGGTAGATAGTCCGACGCCCAGTTTCGTCAGAGCTGAGGTATTGCCATCGTATGCTTTAGCCAGAGCCGCAGAAACGCTTTCGAGCGATTTACCTGATCCAGCGGCGACGTCCAGAGCCAACTTCTGTAAATTCTGCGCTTTAGTGACGTCTTCTGTGGCGCGGACTAATCTTTCAAAGGAAGGTCTTAATTCATCGTCAGCAATGCCATTAGCCAGCGACAATTGCTTTATTTGTTCCTCGACTGACGCAATTTGTGCATCTGTTGCGCCGGTGACATTCTTCAATGTGGTCGCTAATTTCGCCTGAGCTTTCTCATCCTCGATTGCTGCTTTGACGCCATCAACCAATAACTTGCCGGCATAAGCAGCTGCGGCAGCGGCGGCAACGGCAAAGGCAGCGGCAGCCTTCTTTCCAAATTCACCTAATTTGTCGCCAAAACTTGATACTTCCGTTTCGCCCTGAC